CTCCCTTATGGAGAAGGACAAGCATTGATGCAAACGCAACAATCTGCTCCTTTGGCTGCGGCTCCGAGTATTGAACAATCAGGTATGCCTTCGGGCCTCGCATCAGCCGCAGCCTCACAACCCGTTATTGGTTTAAATGAACCTTCAGCACGCCCCAATGAACCAGTTACCGCTGGTGCAGGAATGGGTGCAGGTCCAGGAATGGATGCACTTGGTCCAAGTCCTGACCAAACTTTTAATAAACAATTACAAGCAGACAATCAACGTCTTGTACAGTATTTACCTTCCCTTGAGCAAATGGCTAATGACCCATCTGCCTCTAACACTTTTCGTAATTTTATTCAGTATTTAAAGAGTATTGCATAGATGAGCCAATTTTCTGAACGCTTTGATACAGCAATTCAGGTTTTAGGTTTTCCTATGGGTTCTGTTGCTTTTGATTTAGCCAGAACACCTAATATGACCGATGACCAATTTAATGACTTATTAGAAACTTTAACTAAACCAGAAGGAGCATAATTTTTTGTGGGTGCTCTAACTGACTTTTTAACTTCTAACCGTATCGGCGCAGCAATTGGTAACACTTTAACTAAAAAAGTTGTTCCAGTAGTTGCTGATGTTTTTAACTCACCTCTTGGTTCTATCATTAAAGGTGCAGATAAAGCATTTGAAACAGTTGTTCGTGACCCTGTTGGCACAGTTAACCTTGCCGCAGCGTACACCCAACGTAAAGAATTTGATAAAGTTAAACAAGCCTACAAAGCAACTGACCGTATTTCTTACGGTGAAGCAACGGCATATAATCTTGCACAAACTTTTAAAGGTTTTAACTCTTTAACTAATCCAGTAATTAAAGCAGTTGGTGGACAACAAGCCCTTGATAAGGCTTACGAATTAATGCCTTTGCTTAATCCAGACTATGATGTTATGGATGAAAAACAACGTCAAGCAGCACAAGATAGTCCTTACTATCAACTTGCTACAGGTTTAACTGATATTGGTTTAGAGTATTTAACAAGTTTTGGTACAGGTTTTATTTTTAAAGGTTTACGTGAAGCATCACAATTAACACGTGCTCCTCTTACAGAACAAACTATTAATGCTTTAGAAAAAGATGCTTTTAAAGGTGTTGACGATATAGCAACACAATTAAACAATGGTGTAAATGTTAACGATATTGTTCCATCTAATGGTATCAGTGTTCATATTCTTGATATGTATAAAAAGAATGACCCATTAGAGTTATTATCTAACCCTGTTATTGCACGTTCAAGTAATCCTCGTCTTCTTTCACAACTTGGTGCCGCAACTAAAAGTCTTGACGAAGCAAGAGATGTTGTTCTTGCTGACCTTGGTTCTATTGCTGCTGCTAATAGACTTAAAGCAACTGCTCCTTCTTTTGAAGATGCACTTAATCTTTCTAAACAACCTGTTAATTTACAAAGAGAATTAACACCTGAAGACCCTTTGGTTCCAGATTATATTGTTGATGCCGCAGAGGGCAACCAATTAAGAAGTGTTCTTGATGACATCATTGCACGTAATGGTAATCTTACTAATGAATGGCAAGATTGGTATAGTAAAGTTTCTATTGGTGGAGGTAACATTTCTTGGGCACCTTCAAAGTTTAGTTTTGTCGAACAGTTAAATAAAGCAAAAACAACTCTTAAAACTGAACGTCTTCTTGGTAAAGGTTCTAAACAAATAAATGAAACCATTCTTGGTGGTGGAGAGTTTAGACCTTTTCGCGTTTTAACTTTAGCAAGTACACGTCTTCGTCCACGTAATTATATTGAAATGACAGGTTTAAGTCCTACGGATAGCATTGATGAATTATCTGCAGGTTTACAAATGTCTTCTATTTTACGTCAAGCAAAATATGCAGATTTTCGTGCTAATGCTATTAAAACTTGGTTGGCTGCCCCTGCAGATGAACCAAGTCGTACAATTATTTTAAAACAAATTGAACGTGATGCTGTTCAAACTATGGCTAACGACATTGCTGAAAAAATAGGTTTAAAAGTAGACAATATTGATATTGATACCCCTATGCAAAACGTTATTAATAAACGTGATGGCATCAGAGAAAAAATTAAAAACACACAAAATGGTATTGTTACTAAAGAAGCCGAAGGTGCTGAAGTAACTGCTATTGATGAGAATATGAAAGTTAAACTTGCTTCTAATATTCCTATGCTTGATATGCGTGTTATGGAAGATGTTTTAAATGCTCAACTTAGAAATAGTAGTGTTTTATCACCAAGAAGTATTAAGGCTAAATTAAGCACACTTTCTATTAGTGCTGATGCTTTTGAACGTGCGTTTTCTGCAGCAGTTCTTATCCGCCCAGGTTATATTCCTAAGAACTCTATGTTTGAGCCTTTTGTTCGTATTCTTGGTCGTATGCACGATGCTACTTTGCCACAGATTTATGGTAAAGAAAAGTTTACTACAAGAGTTCTTGACTCTGATACTGGTGAATATTCTTATAAACAACTTGATGTTATGGGTGAAGATGTAATCGGTGGTGGTGCACTACGCCAAGAAATAGACCCATCATTAACACTAGCCAACGTAACACAACCAGGTGTCTTTGAAAGAACATCACGCAAATCTTTTACAACAACACCAGTAAACCCAAATCTTACAACCATCAACCCTAAACTTATCAAAAAGTATTGGGGCGAATATTCACAACAAATACAGGTTATGAAAAATGACCCTATTGTTGGACGTATTATGTCAGGTTTATCAGATACTGACATTATTAAATATATGATGCGTGATTTGCAACAACGTGGAAACTTCAGTGACTTCTACCGTCTTGCTGCCGAAAGAGCAATAGCAAGAAAAGATAGAACACCAGATGTTTCAACCAATGGTGCATACGAAATATTAAATGATTCTAAAGCAATCATTGATAACCTTATTCCAGATAAGGCTATCCAAAGAAAAATTATTGATGACAGAGAAATCTTTACAGCAAAGAAAGCAGAATCTCTTCTTAAAGGTAAAGAAGTTCCAACACTTGATATAAGTCTTGATTCATTACCTGGAATGTTTTCTGCTTCAGATATTGCTTTAGGTTATCAAAAACTTATTAACGCAGGTTTTAGAGCAATTGCTAAACCTGAATCATCATTATTCCGTAGCCCCTATGGAAGATATTATGGTAATCAAGCCGTTAAACTTATAGTTGAAAATGCTCAACGTAACGGTATTGAAATCACATCAGATATGTGGCAAAACCAAATAAGACCTATTGCGCAAGAATACGCATATAAACAAGTTAACGATACATTTTATTCAATTAGACGTATGAATAATGTTCAATACTATTCACGTTTCCTTCTTGGTTTTCCTAACGCAATGTTTAACTCAATCAAATTTTGGGTTAAAGCAGGGTTCGCTAACCCATACAATTTTGCTCTTCTTGAACAAATACGTACTTCACCTTGGGCTGTGGGTATGGTTGTTGATGAAGATGGTAACAAAATTTCTTATGAAGAAGCAGATGCACAAAACAAAAGTGCTTATCTAGTTTTACCTTTCTTTAATAAGCCTGCTAAAGCGCAACCATTTGTTTACAAAATGAACACTAATCAATTAAACTTTTTAACTAACGGACCTTCACCTAACTGGATAGGTCAAGTTTCTTTAAACACAGCAGTTCAAAACTTTCCAAATCTTGAAACAAAAATTAAAAATACTGTTGGTGAGAAACTTTACAACCAGTTAATATTTGGTGGTGTGCCACGTGGTATTGTTCCTGCTGCTAAAGACATTGAAGGTACAAGTGGTCTTCAAGTATTATCATCATTTGCTTCAAATGTTATTGAACAAGTATTTGTTGCCGGTTCTTTAAAGTCTGCTATTCAACTTGTTGGTCTTGGTAAAGATGTTATTTTTAACAAAGAAAAGATTCAGTTTCGTAAAGATACTGTAGCATCAACTCTTTGGTCAATACATACTGCTAGACGTATGGATTGGGAACTTAACAATCCTGATAGCCCAGAACCAGATATTGATAAATCTATTGATTTAACTTTAAATCTTATGTTTTGGAGACTTGTTCGTAAATTGTTTAGTCCTGCTAGTGTTACTGACCAACCAACATCAATTATGTACCGTGACGAATTAGACAGACTTGAATTAAACTATGTTAACAACCCACAGTTATTAGCAGATAAACCAGGTGTTGCACCTTATCAAGCAGCAGTTCAAGATTTTATTATGATGTACGGTGAAGAAGCAGTTCGTAATCTTATCACTGGTACTAAATATAAAACAAGTATTGCACCTGAACAAATTGCTGCAGGTAGATTAAAGTCTTATACTTGGTTACAAAAGTGGGCTGGTGAAAACCCTGATTCACGTGTACCTGTTGTTGGTATGGTTTTAAATCCTATTGTTCCTGGTGATTATTCACCTGCTGCTAGTGCTAATCTTAAAATTAGTACTGTTGGTGGTGTGCCAATATTTGAGGGTAATAAAACTTTTGCCGAACGTGAAGCAGATGCTAGGATTGAAGATGGTTGGCGTGAGTATGACCGTATCACTAAAGAACGTGACGCATATCTTGCTGGTCGCCCAAGTAAGTCTTTAACTGCTAATTCTAATTCTGATATTCGTGCTTGGTATCGTGACCAACTTTATAATGAGGCTGATGGTTTGGCTGTTCGTAATCCTCAATGGGTTGAAACTTTTGGTAACACTTCAGATACTTTCACTGAAGGTTTAAATCTTATTAATGTTGCTTTAGATAATGAAAAGTTTATTAATGATATTAGTAAAAGTGCTCCTGAGCAATCTTTGTGGGATACTGTAAGAGTTTGGCGTGATGGTAGGGATTCTATTTTTACAGAATGGAATTTGTTACCTGCTAATAGTCCTAGACGTAAACAGATTCGTTTACAATATGAGGCTTTCATTTTTGATTTAGCGCAAAGTAATACTTATTTTGCTGATTTTGCTAACAGGTACCTTGTTGGGGACCCTATGGCTGACATTAAAGAAATACTTGGAGAATAATGGCTATTAGTAAACAAGACCCTAAACCAGGTTTACCTGTACCTAGAACAACTGGTGCTACAAGTTCTGTTCAACCTACTGCTGTTAAGGGACCTATTAATCCTAAAGCAACAGTTACCATTTCTACTGGTTCTCAAGGTAAATTACCTAACCAATATGGTGTTGGTGATTTAGGTTATTATGGTACAAAACTTGACCCAATGGCAGAAGTTTTTATTGGTGGTAAGAAGTTTGCGTCTGGTACAGAAGCAGCCAACTATTTAATACAATTAAGATACTCTGGTAATACTGCTGAATATAACCGTCTTGTTGGTTTACTTAAAGCAGCGGGTGCTACAGGTAAAACCCAAGATGATTGGGAATCTGCTATTGCTAAAGCGCAACGTTCAGGTGTTGATGTTAATGTTATTTTGGCTACTGATGCTTTAAATAATCCTGATGTTGCTGCTAGTGCACAATCATTAGCAAACATTGTTCGCAGTGTTCAACGCACAGCAACCAGGTATGGTATTTCTTTATCTGATGCTCAAGCCAAAAATCTTGCTGCACAATCTATTAAACAAGGTTGGGATGCTGCAACTCTTGCTGAAGAAGTTGCACGTAAAGGCCGTGTTGAGGGTGTTAGTGGTGAGTCCGCTAAAGCCATTGATGATTTACGTGAATACGCTAATGCTTACGGTGTTAAATATAATGATGACTGGTATGCTAATGCTACTAAGGCTGTTCTTGAAGGTCGTGAAAGTTTAGAGACTTTTCAAAACACTATTCGTGATATTTCTAAATCTCGTTATGGTGGGTTTGCTGCACAGATTGATGCTGGTTTAACAACTAAACAGGCTGCTTCTCCTTATATTCAATCTATGGCTTCTATTCTTGAACTTGACCCTAATGCTGTTAACCTTGATGACCCTACTATTTCTAAGGCTTTGACTGGTGTTAATGAGCAAGGTGCACCTGCTGTTATGCCTTTGTGGCAGTTTGAACGTGAGTTGAAAAAAGATTCTCGTTGGCGTTATACAAAAAATGCTCAAGAGGAACTTCTTGGTACTGGTATGCAGGTTTTGAGAGACTTAGGATTTGAGGCATAATGGCTGTTAAAAAAGGTTCTACTAGACCTTCAGGCACTGTTGCTGAAGCACCAAAACCTAAACCATCTAAATCTCCTATTGGTCCTGGTAGTGGATATTTAGGATATGTTCCTCCTAAAACTACTAAAACTACTAAGACTACTAAAACTGATAAGACTGATAAGACTGATACAACATCTGCTGCTGCTATTGCTGAAGCAGAAAGACTCCGCCGTGAAGCCGAGGCTGAGGCTGAAAGACTTCGTAACAGAATAGTTATTGATGACACCGAAGAGCGTATTGATTCCATTGCATACTTACAAGATTTATTTGCACAATACGGTTTGGCTTCTTTGGCTAACACTATTGTTGATTTAAAACAACAAGGTTTAACTGACCGTCTTGTTTCCATTAAACTTAAAGAAACCCCAGAATATAAACAACGTTTCATTGGTAATGAAAATCGTAAAAAGGCTGGGTTACAACCTTTAACACCTGCTGAATATATTTCTGCAGAATCATCATACAAAAAGGTTATGCGCGATTCACAACTTCCTGCAGGTTTCTATGACCAACCTGAAGATTTTGCTAAATTCCTTGGTAATGATGTTTCACCATCAGAACTACAATCACGTGTTGAAATAGCAAACCAATCTATTCAAAACGCTGACCCGTTTTACACTGATTCTTTACGTAAACTTTACGGCTTACAATCAGGTGATATGTTGGCTTATGCTCTTGACCCTGAGCGTGCATTGCCGTTTATTACACGTCAACAGAAGGCTGCACAGTTTGGTGCAGAAGCAGCACGTCAAGGATTACAAGTAACAACACCTATGGCTGAAACTTACACAGGTCAACTTGGTGTATCACAAGAACAAGCCCGTCAAGGTTTTGAACAAGTAGCACAAGTGTTACCTGCTGCACAAAGACTTTCACAAATCACTCCTGGTGGACAACCTGTTGGTATGGAAGAAGTAACAAGTGCAGTGTTTGGTGGGGCAGGTTCTGCTGAATACAAACAAAGATTACAAAAACTTTCTGAACAAGAACAATCAAGATTTGCTGGCCAATCAGGCGTAGGTAGAAGTTCTCTATCACGCGGTATGTCAGGCCAGATTTAAAAAGCCTACTAAGCGCACCGGCACTTAGAAGCGTAACCGAAGCCCGGTAGTACAAGCCAACACAGATTCCCCTGTTTGTGTATGTGGTGTACGACAACTTAATGAAAGGGAGTGGCTGCAATGGCCAACCAATACGAATATGAAGACGAAATAGAAGAACAAGATAATGGCCCCGCAGAATTGCGTAAGGCTTTAAAGAAAGCACAAAAAGAACGTGAAGCCATTGAGGCTGAACTTTCTCAACTGCGTTCTGATATGCGTTCTCGTTCCGTTAAAGATGTATTGGCCTCAAAAGGTGTATCAGATAAATTAGCGAAACTTATTCCTAGTGATGTGAACACACCTGAACAGATTGATGCTTGGTTAAACGAATACAGTGATGTATTCGGTATTAAACAAAATGAGCCTGTTCAACCGTCCGTGGATGAAGAAACTGTAAGAGATAATCAACGTATCAACAATGTGACTTCAACAGCACAGAACCCTTCAGGTGAGCAAACGCAACACCAAAAGGTTATGGCTGCGAAGACCAAAGATGAACTTGACCAACTTCTTTTCGGTCAATCTCTCGGGCGATAAACCGCAACTACTATCAACCTTGAAAGAGGTGAACTAAATTGCCTACAGAAAATTATACTAGCACCAGCACCGCGTCCCTTGGAACTTCCTTGGTACAGACTGCTTATGACCGCTACGTAGAATTTGCTCTTCGTGCGATGCCACTTATCCGTGACGTTGCCGATAAGCGTCCTGCACAGCAAGCAATGCCAGGTTCATCTGTCGTATTCCAGTTATACACTGATTTATCGGCAGTAACCGGCACTTTAACTGAAACTGTTGACCCAGATTCAGTAGCATTAGGTAACACAAGCAACGTAACTGTAACTCTTAACGAATACGGTAACGCTGCAATTGCAACACGTAAATTAGAACTGTTCTCATTGTCTGATGTTGACCCAGCAATCGCTGACATCATCGCATTCAATATGGCTGATTCTATTGACAACTTTGCACAAACTGTGTTACGTCAAGGAACAAACGTAATTTACTCAGGTGGTGGCTCAACAACTACTGGTGTTACCGGTGGTGCTGCTTCACAAATCACCTCAGCAAACGTTCGTAGAGCGATTGCTAAATTACGTGCAAACAAGGCTGTTCCACGTGTTGGTGAACTATACTGGGTTGGTATACATCCAGAAGTTTCACACGACTTACGTGCAGAAACAGGCGCAGGCGGATGGCGCGAAGCACACGTTTACAACGAATCAGGTGCT